AACCCTTGCGGAATACTCACATCGAGAGCGCCAGCAACCGCGCCCTGCGCAGCCTTAGACATTGGGGCGCGAAGCGCATCGATCGCACGGCGTCGGGCTCGAGTTTTCTGCTCAAGAGCCTGCGGGCTGTCACCAGGCTGCGGCAAATAGGTCTGGCCATAGATATCAATTTCCTTCTGCGTGATAGCTGCGCCGGTATCTTTACGCAGGATCGCCGCAAGGAACTCCATAGCAGCCACGTTCGCACGCTGATATTCTGGGCTCTGGAACTGACGACCTTGGCCAAGAGGCACATACTCAAACAAGCGAGGCGCCAGGTTTGCCAGCTCTTCGGCAACCGGCTCCAGATCCGCCAAGGCACCCTCTGCGCGCGCTGCATAAACGATGTCTTTGCTCTCTTGCTCGCGGAAGGTTTGCCCAGCACCTGGGCCTTGAACGATGCGAGTGCCGCCTTCAGCAGTAGTTTCCACTACAAAGCCGGTTGGCGGATTAATTGGGTAGAACCGCCCGGTCTCTGTATCAACCTGTCCGGCACTGGCACCGTACCGCGCCGCTTCTTCAGGCGTAGCCGGGCGGAATTGTTCGCCAAGGCTGCCGGTCAGTAAAAAACGACGTCCTTCCTTGGAAGCGGGGTCGATCCCGGCCAGCCTTAATTGCTCCAAACGACCCCGTGTTTCAGCGGTCATTTCCTTCTGCCGAGGATAAAACTGCTCAAAGAACGCCTTAAATTCCGGGGCTCCCATGCCATTAGCCAATGTCAGGCCAACTGACGCCCTCGCTGCATCTAGTCCACCGGGCTTGTCAAGCATAAGACGAATTGCCTGCGCGCTATCAGCCGAACGGTTATCACCAGCGTTTCTGTAGGCGGCAATGCGCTCGTCGAGCATCTGTTTGCTCAGATCGGTATTGTCTCCGGCAAGTACACTAAAGAGTTGCTGACCAAACCTTAGTTCGTTCGCAGACCGCTCCGCGCCGAATGTCTTTTGCATCGCGCCGATCTGCTGACCGAATGCCGGGTTTGCTGCCAACGCGCTCATGTAATCGCCAGAGGTTGCGTTGTTCCCAAGGCGCGCTAGGTTCTGCAAAGCGTCCATGCCGCTTTGGCGTTCCTGCGCCACACGTTGGCGCTCCTGACGTTCCTCGTCAAACCGGCGCAGCGTCTCAACGTCGCCATAACCCCCGCGGAACGCCGCAATCGATTTAGCAAATGGATCGCCAATATCAATAAAGTAATCTGATGCAGGCATAGCGATCTCCCTCCTAGTACCCAAGTACGCCAAGTGATCCGCTGGCAGGAATGCCGCTTCTCAACGCATCATATCCGCCGAATGAATATCCGCCCCATCCACCAGCCGGTTGTGGAGGAAGTTGTGTCTCGCCAAAGGCGCCAGTCAGACCTCCCAACACACGATTCAAGCCCTGGCCGATGCCTTGTATGCCCTGTGCTTGGTACGCCCCAGCGGCGGTAATGCCCCCAGCCGTTGCCGTTCCCGCGCCGATCAGAGCGTTTGCGACCCGCGTCGCTTCGTTCTCGCGCGCCTGACCTATCGCCGCCGTTGTTTGTCGGCCAATATCCGCCAGTCCGCCCAGGCGGCTATACTGTTGCTGCAAAAGCTGGGACAATACCTGCGGCCTGTACTGAGCCAATGCGCCCTGGACGTTGCCGCCGCGTACCCCGCCAGTCGCCGCCGCGCGCTGTAGAATGCTCTCCTCGCCCTGACGGACCAGCGCCTGAAACTCAGGACCAGCCTGGACGCCTGAGATATATGCTTGTTGCGCCTGCGGGCCAGATAGCCCAGATGCCGCCATCATCTGTTGCAGCGCCGGCTCACCAACATCAGCATATGGCTGGAGCAGATCAGCAATGTCCGCATAAGCGCCGCGCGCCTCTTCAGCGGCCTGCTGATAAGCCTCGGCTTGCGTCCGAGATGCACTTTTGGCGGCTTTCGCTTGCCTGTTGCTGGAAATAAGTGAAGTTCCAGCGCTGATAGCTGCTGAGCCAATTACTCCTACAATTGGATTAGGCATTGCAAAACTCCGATATATATTCGTTCAAATCTTCGCCATATAGGCTCAAAACGGTTGGCGCTATGGTCTGCGCCACGTCTCTGCCGTGGCAAAGCTGAACGACAAACGCGATCAAATCATAATAGCCCGCACGCCACATATATGTCTTGGCGTCCGCATTTCCTGCTCGCTCTATAGCGTCAGATGCCTGCCATTTCAGGATCTGAGTGGCCAGAACTGGTATCAATAAAGCGGATCTCGATGCGAAAAACGGGTTCGCCGGCATCTCAACCAATGTCGCCCAGATGACCCGATCAAGATCGTCCCGGTCGATCCTGTCGCCATCGGCGACGTCGTCGAAAAGCTGGATGCACGCCCATATGTCCAACAGCCATTGCGCTGCTTCCTGCGGCAGCGATAGCGTCGTCAAAAAATGATCTTTTAATGCCGAGGCGTGCAAGTGCTGCCCTCTTTTAAGATCGGGCTGCTGGCTGCCTACATTCTCAGCCCCAGCATTATGCCTAATTTCTTCCGGTCTGTCCACTATACTGTCTCCCGCCCGGATGCCCGTATGGTGAGAGTTGCGGCAGCGCTCGCAATCGTCGAGATGTAGTCGCCAACCTTGAGGACGTGGCCAACAAGTTCTGGGCAGGTGTAGCTTTCGCCAACGTCGAGGCTTCGGGCGTTGACTATCAAATTGGCTGCCGACACCGCGCCCAGATTTGTCACCACATTGATTGAGATCGTAGCCGTAGCCGCGCCCGTATTCGTGACCGTCATTTTGTCTATGACAGCGTCAACATCGGTCGCAGTATATTGGATTGTCTGCGTAGCCTCGGCCTGCTTTGGCTCGATCAAGACCGCCAGGGTTGTCGTCATTGCTGTACCTGCGTCACGTTAAGGGTACATGCCGGCGATGCCGGCGCAAACGCCGTTGCCGCCACGGCTTCGAGCGTTACGTTCACGTCGCTAGACGCCCACATAAGTTCAATGTAGTCGCCGTTTTGCAGTGAGAAGAAATCACTGCGACCCACCGGTATATAGCCATTGTTGATGTCGGTCGTGACGATGAACGATGAATTCGGGTTGTCTGTTCCGTTCTTGCGATACCAAAACCACACATTTTTGGCCGATGCGCTGCTAGATGCAAGCTGGAAGCTGGGAGAAAAATCGTATAGGCCGCTCAATTCCACGACGATCCGCGATGGATATGTCCCATCAATCGATATGCCGCTTGACACAGATGTAGCATCGAATTCAATCGGGTATGCTGTATTGGCTGCGGCTGGCGTCTGGTTGACCGTTGCTTCGAACTGGCCATATCGTTTTTGCTGTTCGACGGTCGGCCTGACAAAAATCTCTCCCACCGTCGCACTAACCTGCAACACAGCCGCCAGAGGCACCACGTTGTCGGGTGCCGTTGGCTTGACATTTGTGAACGCCCCAGCCGTTGTCGGAGAGGCATATAATACGTCGCCTTGCGCCCACGTCTCGCTGACTGCCGATCCGGTCGTGTCTATCCCGCGAACGTGACCCCAGGTCGTGCAGTATCCGATCTGACCAGTGTCTGGCAGGTCGTGCGTCATCACTCCAAGGATATAGAGCGTTGGCTGAGACCCGTCCGCAAGATACGGCGTCACCAAGAGTTGATTGCCCGGCCCAACCCCGGCAAATCCGACAACGCTGCCGTTGGGGATTGTCACGCCGGTCGTGTTCTGCACGCGCGCGTATGTTTCCAGCCCAACCTGCTGGACCACATCGTAGTCCATGCCGATGTCGAGCGTCTGATCGCTGTCGTTCCACGCCAGACGCCGCGTCCTAGACGCGCCAGATTGCAGTCGCCGGAAGTCGAGATAGTCTAATGTTGACGCGCTCGGCTGATAGGACGTTGCAGCATCGAACGCTGCGCTGGCCGACAATGAATTGGCCTCTATCAGGATCGTTAGCGCCGCAATATCGGATGGCGTCAATTGGCCAGCAACAATGAACAAGCGCTCTAACGCCTTGATTAGCTCAGGATCGCGCCCAGCCATCGACGCGATCTGGTTCCTGGTAGGTGTGATCGGGTCTGCCATTATCGGGCCAGCGCCTCAATTCGCGCCTCTAGCGCAGCAATGGCGATAGGGGCATCTGACGTGCCCCTGAATCGCTGCATGCGCCTTGTCCGCATCCACCCCTGCTGAAGCCAAACCAAGCGCTTGTCGCGCGCCCCGGAGCCTCCTGCGCGGATCGGCTTTTCAACGCTCCAGGTTTGTCCGTCCAGGCTGTATTGGGTCCAGATCGTCGGGTCAACACCGAATGCCGTCGCCCCGGTTAGGCCAACTAGTTCCAGTTCGTGAAAGATCGCGCCGGCATTTTGGTTGTAGACAATCGTTGTGCCAAAATCCCAGCCGATAGTATCGCCCCAGTGCGTGTTCACGTTGTTGTGATCCAGGAAGCCAAACTGCGATGTCGATGGATGCCCGACATTCCACCGATCATATGCCCAGACCATGGATTGAGCGTTCCAGATGCCGTCTCCGACCAGGGTGGATGCCAGAGAAAACCAGACGGGTACCGACATAACCCGGCTCGCGGAGCCATCAAAAACAAGCGTATGACGCGCCAGATGGATCACAAGCTGATCGTGGAAAAGGTATATCCGCTCTTCCAAGTATGCGTCGGACAGTTCGGCCTCGGTATATCCAGACAGGATTTCCTCTATCTCGCGCGATGCGATCTTCTGGGCAGTGCCGTTGACACCAAGCCAGACAGATGGCGCTTCATTGCGACCACCGCCAACGAACGCAATTGCGTCCATAAACTGGCAGCAGGCGTGCGTGCCAACGCATCCCTTTTGTATCTGAGCGCCAGGGACGCGCTGGAACGGAAATCCGGTCGTGCCGACGTTGTCAAACACCTCGATGGTGTTGCGATTAAGCGCGTAAACTTCGTTTCGCAGTTTGACCAGCGCCTCAATGGGATCTGGATCAGCTTCAGCCGACCCATATTTAAGCGGGTTGACTGCAAACGGATCGTCCAATTCCGTTATGACTAGGAACTCTCCATCGGTCGTCATATAGTAGCCATCGACCCAGACGACATCCAGGACTGTCCCCAGGTCCGGGTCCGTCACTCGCGCCAGTGTCGTTCCGTCATATAGATACAGCCGACCGCTAGACGCGATTGCCAGATAATCGAAACCGTAATCGAACGTGACCCTGCCCCCGGAACCAACTTCGCCTATGATCGTGACGATATTGTCTTGGCTGATAGAGACCAGTTTCGTTCCCATGACCCGGTACAGCGTACCGTTCCAGTTGATCCCACCCCGATCCGTTCCTGGGCCTGTCCCCAATTCGACAATCCCGTCGCCTGGGCGCAAATAGCCTTGGCTTATGCCGTTCTGCTTGGGGACCGGCACCAAATTACGAGGATATGACGTGCGGAAATCTGGAGACCCGTCCGCATAGATACCGTTCAGGATCGGGATCTGCATGGTCTAGCCCACGCGATACCAGGAGAGATTGACAGCGTCATAGCGCATCGTGAAAAAATCATTAGCCGCCAATGTCGTCGGAGCGCCCGTGACTGTCGTGCCGCCCGCCGATACCGTCAACGTGGTAACCGCCTGCGTGCAGTTTACGCTGACCTCTGCCCTGTCGTCAGGGGCAGTCGGCAACACAATGGTGCCGGCTGCGAACCCAGCCGTCGGCGTCAATAACAGCCAAGTGTTGCCAGCCGAAACAGTTACAGAGAAGCCTGTAGACGACGGAGACGCATATTGCGTAGTCAATGTGCCTGGGATCGACAGATTGCTCTGCATGTACGTCTGGAGCGTGCTTATGGACGCCTTGCGGGCGTCTCCTGAGTTCTGCACATAAACAGGAAGCTGGTCTCCAGGAGACAGCGTATCGACCGATGACAGTTGATTGATCGTGGCCATGATTTACTCCAGTTCTAGGACGCCATCAGGCCCAGCCTGAAGCGGATCTTGCGGCGGGACAAGGAATGGGTCGTTGTAATAGCGCCAGCCTTTGTTGCCTGCGCCAGACGGGATCGTCCCGTCGCCAAGTTGTTGCTCAACGATCTGGGCCGATGTCATCAGAAGCTGCTTGTAGGCCATCGTGGCCGCGGCTTTGGTCTCCGGCGCGATTGCCCGACCGTAACCTGGGCCAAGCCTGATCGCCAAGTTCAGCGCCATAGCCTCGATGGCCATGTCGGTAACGCCGCTTTCTTGGTCCAAGTCGCTAGATCCCGGCGACGACGGCAGCGCATAGCCAATGCGGATGCCTTTGCCGTTCCAGGTCGCCATCATGTTGTCAAGCCGGCGAAGCGCGCTATCAAGCTGTTGCGGCTGCAAGTCAAAGACGTAGCCGGCTAGGCCGATTTCGTCGAACGCCTGCTCGATGATGTCCCGCTTCGTCCAGCCCATAGTCTATTCCTCGGTTTTTTTGCGACGCGACCGCTTCGGAGCCGGCGCGGGCTCAGGACCGTTCTTGGCCTCATCGGTCGTCAATGCCCAGCCATCGGCCAGATGTTTTTCGACATCCGCCTCGTTTACGACAACATAGTCGTAAAACCCGCCATGCAGAGCATGATGGCCAGGGTGTTTGTACAGCATAACGCTCATTTGCGTTTCCTTTTCGGGGCCTTAGACGGCTTTCCGGCCTTCTCAGCGGCCTTGCGCGCAACATTCAAAGCAATTGCGACAGCCTGCTTGCGCGGACGTCCCGCCTTCTCTTCCATGGCAATGTTCTTGCCAATGCTCTTCCTGGAATAGCCTTTTTTCAGCGGCATAGCCCTATCCTTTGAAGAAAAGTGGGAGGGGCTGGAAACCCCTCCCTAGACCGTTAGGTCTGCGAGAACAGCATGATACCAGCCATCTCAGGATTGCAACAAACAACGCCGTAGAGCACGTCCCAGCGGTATTTGGTTTTCTGAGTGTTGATATCGAACTGCTTCTGCATCACCACCTCGACACCCTGGTCGGTTGTCGCGCGCATGATGGCAGCGCCAGCATCGGTCGGGATTGCCAGAGACGCCGGGAGCAATTCAATTGCGTCGCGGTGCCAGAAGCAGTTGACCGGAGCCGTCACCGTGTTCAGGAACGTGATCGCAGCACCGTTGGCCGGCGTCGCATCGACGTTCTTGTACTGCTCTTCGGCGTCGGAGCCGCCCTGTGCCGAAACAATGGCCGGGCTGATCTTGACCGTGCCAGAGCCACCGCCACCCGAGACGATTTCCACAATGCGGAAGGTCTTGAGTTGGCCCGTGCTCTGCTTGGTGATGTGATGCAGAGCATAGACGCCAGCGATGGTGAAGCAGTCGCCCACTGCAACCGTGCCAGACCCGACAGC